CATAGCTGCCTCCTCATAGATCGGTGCCAAATCCAAACGAAACTCTCCTGGCTTAGGTGCCTCAACTATTGGGCCGCTACCGACAGGGCTAATCTCCTCAATCAGAACATAGAGACCAATAGCCAGCGACATAACTAAGTCGTCATGGCATCCAATGTCAGCAGAGGTAGTACCATTGTCTCGTCTAACATAGGTAGTCAGTTCCTCACGCAGCTTACTGTATACATTTACCAACTTACACTGCCCTGCTTCATCGGCTTGTATCCACTCAGCCAGGGTATTGATGACCAATGGCTTAGTTGCCTTAGTTGTAGGGAAGCCAATTACTGGGGCACGCTTCCTTTTTGCTAAAGCAGGAGGTAAGTATCTGTACATGTTTGGATAGTTGTACGTATTTTTTAGTTTATCGATGATAGATACACCAATACCACCAGCATTTTCAATTACCATCAAGGCTGCTGGTTGGTTAGGTCCAGTAAAGTATCTACCAATCAGGTCTAGTTCACTAGCCCAGTCTCCTGGCTCCATTGTATTGCTATGATAGTACCCTACAATTTCAGGTGTGCCATCTTCAAGTAGTTGCAAGATGTGAGCTGCCGAGTAGTCAGCACCCACACCAAGGGCCGGGTCAGCAGCAATAACAAACTTGCGACCAAAATCTAATCCGTCTGGTGGGTATGCTAACGCCAAGTTACTCTTGTATGGCTCACTTGGATGGTCAAGTTCCAATACCAAGTCACCGTCAATATCTTCAATAGCCCCAGTAAACTCAAACTCAGGGCAATCAATCTCGGCAGGCACCCATGGAAAACGTGGTCGACCAGATTCACGGAACGCTTCCTCATCAGAAGACGGGTACTCAGCAAAGAATAGCCACGGTTCAGCCGAGAACTCTCGCTTCTTCATCTCATACTGCGCTTCGGTAATCAGACGTGATGACGACCACGGCTCAAAGATGGCAAAAAATTCATTCACCCCACGCTTTGCCTCACGATAAATCTTGGCAAACATGTTAGTACCACCACGTGCAGTAGAGATGATAATCAATCTACCACCAGCATCTGTAGTAGGCTTGATTGTACGGTATGTATTAGCTGGGTCTTCCATCAAAGCAAACTCATCAAGGATAACAAGCGATGCAGTTTCACCAGCACCGGCTGTCTTAGTACCAGCAAATGACTTCAGTCTGTTTGTAACACCATCTTCAAAACGAAAGATCATCTGCTTAGCAGCATCTCCGTCTAGTACTGGTCCTCTTGCCTTCATCCACTCTGGCAGGAACGAGTACATAAACCTTGCCATGCCTAGGTTCTTATCTGCAGAGTCTTGCGATTTACTGATCAGTAGAATATTTGCTCTTGGCTTGAACAGACATTGCCAGATAGCATAAGCCATAGCTAGAGTTGTAAAGCCTAACTGACGTGCTTTCAAGATAACAACGAAGCGTCGTTCAAGATAAGCCCTTAGTGAACTCTCTTGGTAATCCCAAAGCTGAAATGGCTCACGACCTCTAGGGTCTCTTTCTGATTCAATCCAGATGTATGTACGAATAAAGTACTCAGGTTCAGCAGCACACTTACGCCACTCCAACTCAAACCAAAGTTTTTCAAGTTCGGCTACAACCGCAGGTGATGGGCTGCTCACTCAGCCACAACCTTCCGCTTCTCCAGCTCAGCCTCAATCTTGGCCAATGGAACTAGAGCCAGAACACGGTCATAAAGAAATTCAATATCAGCATCTCTAAAGTCAGAACGCCTTGAAGCTGCTTCCTCATCCACGTACAACTTCCCGTACGTCTTGAAATACAACTCAGCACTAGCACGGTCACCCGACATAGCCCGCTCAACCAACTTGTTCTTGATTACATTGTAGTCATTGCTATCATCACCACTTACTGATCCAGGACTAGATGACTTATTTGTCTTACCAGCCTTCGGTGAAGTAGCCAACGCAGTAGCACCTGGCAGGCTCAACTCAATTTCCTTCTGCCGATTCTCATACTTGGCTAGAAATTTTTCATGCTGTTTCCACTGGCGAATAGTACGGTCAGATATGCCCTTGACCTTAGCCCACTCAACGTCAGAAGACGGCAGACCCATCACAGCTCGTTGATGCTTATCAGTCAGGCACCACTCAATATACTCATTTTGCAGCAGCTCAAAGCGCTTTGCACTATTTGGATTAGACATTATCCCTCCAACTATGCATTCCGGTTCGACGGAATATGCAGGATCGGTTTCCTACCCTTTTCCATTGCTTTTCGTTCCGGTTGTACACACTTGATTAGGTGCCTTAGTTAGGGGTTTTTTGTTCCGGTTTCAATTTTGGATAAAATTCATAGAGCGATAGTATATAATACGAGTAGGTCTGGTGTGGGGGGAATGGCCCCTCCACTGGTACCATGGTAGTAGCTAGTACCACAAGACCAACAGCAGCACGGCTAGACCAAAAGCCCTAGATTCACGCTCAAAACTCCGGGCCAACAGGACCTAGCCGGGGGAAACAGGGGAACAAGCAACACGGCCGGGCAAGCTGGAACCGCCGCCGCCCCAACTGTTGCAAGCGAACGCACAGAGACCGGCGTTCGTGCTACGCTCAACAGCAATTGAAAGTACAGTTGTCAACATGTTCTACACTGTGTGCGCCGTGTTGCCCGGTGCAACAGGCTGATCAGGACACCACGGCCCTTCAAAGTTTCTGTCCCGGATTTGTTGTACAACTATTGCATTACGTTGCAAGCCTCAATAGTAATGGATGTTGATATGGTGTCAACAAAACCTTACAGGGTTTATACGAAAGGTATTGCTATGAGCGATCAGGAACTGAACGAACGCATTATTAGATTGACGCAAGCGCTGACTGAAGCTGTGCGTGAGAGAGACATACGCAAGGCCCCATCGCGTGAAGTTGCACGTGCGTACAAGTTGCCGGAGAACCAGGCACGCTTAGCTTTAGGATACCCGCCACGACCTAGTTGGATTTAGTCTGTTGCGCCGCATCGCGCCACGCCATGAGTAAAGCTAGTTGTTCGTTATTGAACGTCAAGAGCATAGCAGGTTCGCGGTGCCCATCTTCTAGCATTTGTTTAGCAATAACTCTACGATCAACATGGCGCGTCATGTTCAGCACGTCGACCCGCATTATCTTAGCGGTATCAATCTCGTTTCGGTATGCCCTCTTTACTTTTGCGAGCGCGGCTCTTTCCGACTTGCTAAGTTTGGGCTTGGCTACCAACTGCGGGCTTTCAGGTAGCAAACCATACAGCTCTAAGAGTGGGCGTAGTTGGTCCTCGTTCATGATACCTCCGGTAGGTTGATGCCACCCAATCCTTCGACGGGCAGATAGCTGCGGTCTAGTATTGCCGCAAGCCAGGGAACATCTTCAAGTTGCGAGCGCAACGCCTTGATAGCCCGCATGGTCTCGCGTCTCATGGTCTGATCAGAACAACCCATCATACGGCCAGCCTGGGCGTAAGAGATTTGACCGATGACGCACATGTCTATCGCTGCTCGTTGGCGATCAGGCAAGGCAGCTAAAAGATTATCGAGTACAAGTGCTGCGCTATCCTCATCAGGTGCGTTCTCAAAGTATACGTCGTGATAAGATAGGGACGGCGAGAGAACACCCGAGTCCGCACGACTAGGGTCGTAGGGTAAATCTTTCCCGCGCCTCACGTATTAGCAGGTGCCTTGCGGATCGCACACTTGCCCGCATAGTACAACACATCGAGTCAAGTCTAGCCAGGTACCTTTCGGCTTGGTCAGACTTTTCGATACGAAGAGCTAGTGCTGTAACATTAGCCGTTCAGGTTAGAGGCTCAGCTTAGGCTGGGTCTCTTTCCTTTTTGCCGACCAGCATTAGCATCACTGTCTGACTGTCGTCCTTTTTGATTTCCTTTTCCTTTCATGGGTCTGGAGTTTCAATTACATTTTCCCATTTCCGCCCCTTATAGGGGGCGGGAAAATGGAAAATGAAAATGAACCATCCAAGACTGTTTGGGAAAATGGGAAAATGAAAAACACGCTCAAATACCTATCAATTTCCCACTCAGGAAAATGAACCGGAAAATGTAACTGAACCAAACACTTCAATTTCCCAAGCTTTCGGAAACTGAACAGATATAAATGTCCGTTATGTCCAATTATAAAGTGACCTACATCACACTAAATAACCAACCAAGACACTGCCATACTACCAAGACAAGGCACTATACTTGCTATGCCTAATACAAAACCAAGGTTACTAGACCTATTCAGTAAGTCCGGTGGAGCTGGATACGGTTACCATCTAGCAGGCTTTGAAGTTGTCGGAGTAGACACAGCTAACATCAAGCGATACCCCTTTGAGTTCATAAGACGGGACGCTATAGAGGTACTAGCCGATAAAGAATTCCTATCTACCTTCGATGCTATCCATGCCAGCCCACCATGCCAGACACACTCAGCTACCAAGCATCTACGTAATGCACAAGGTAAGCAGTCAAGCAAGATAGACCTGATACCGCAGACACGAGCTGGACTTATTGCATCCGGCTTGCCTTACATTATTGAGAATGTACCAGGCGCACCGCTACATAACCCAGTTGTTCTATGTGGTTCATCCTTTGGCTTGAAGGTACGTAGGCACAGGCTATTTGAAAGCAATGTACAACTAACAGGTTTACCATGCAATCACAAGACACAAGGCAGACCAGTAGGTGTATACGGTTCGCTAAGAGACAACATCCCACACGGAGGCAAGACAGCCACCAGTGTAGAAGAAGCACGAGAAGCAATGGGTATTGATTGGATGCTATGGGGCGACCTAGTGGAAGCAATACCCCCAGCTTATACAGAACATCTAGGTATGCAACTGATTACACAGGTGTAACCATGCCAACACCCAAGAAATGGTATCCACCCACGATAGCCCAAGAGTGGAAGCGTATCTGTGAGGAAGAGGACAAGGCAATACTCGAAGCCTATGTCAAAGCCGGTGACCCAGCAGCTATCCAATACAAGAAGGAGCAGCAAGCCAATGACCAACCTAACTAACCCCTCTGATCTAACCCCCATACAAGGCTGTGAGTGCGGCTGCGGCGGTGACCTACTGGCCTATGACTATGACAACGAAGAAGAGTAGCAACCCCGATAGAGTCAGGCGGGTACAGGAACTACGTCGATCTAACGCAGCCTCGACAGTACCTAGTGGTAAGGCATACCGTCGAGCCAAGGCTAAACAAGAAGCCAATGAGGAGCAGCAAGATGACTGACCTGGGATATGAACGCCTGAAAAAAGCAGTAGCCACACCAGGCACAACGATAGCTGAGATACAAGCTGCTGTAATACTAGACATGAGGGACGAGACAGACCGTCTGAATAAGTAGGCACCTAAAGATGCGTGATAATCTATGACTTCTATTCGGGCACAGGCTCGTCAACAAAAGCCTTTGAAGATGCTGGCCACACGGTAATCAAGTTTGAGTTAGACACTTCCTTTGAAGCAGACGAGCATGTTGATGTAACAACTCTAGATGCTGCAGAACTAATAGCCAAGTATGGCAAGCCGGACTTCATATGGGCATCACCCCCCTGCACATGTTTCTCTGTAGCATCAATGGGGCATCACTGGCAATCCGGTGGAGTATCGCCCGTACCTAAGACAAGTAAAGCAGTAGAGGCACAGGAGACTGTCAGAAAAACTATCGAACTAATCAAAGCTCTATCTCCAACACTAGGTTGGCTAATGGAAAATCCAAGAGGCATGCTACGCAAACTCCCAGTTGTAGCAAATCTACCAAGACAAACAATATCCTATTGCCAGTACGGTGATGACAGAATGAAACCAACTGACCTATGGGGAGAGGTTCCAAACTGGGTAGCCAGACCTGCCTGCAAAGCTGGAGATACTTGCCACACCGCAGCACCAAGAGGATCAATGACAGGCACTCAAGGTAGAGCAAAATCCAGGGAACGTTCAATGGTTCCATACCAGCTAGGTGAAGACATACTAAAGGCAATCAGTAGCCAGTACGTGCAACCCAAGACACCTGACTAACCATGGATGGTAACCCAACCGAGGAGAAGTAGATGATTAGACTAGTCAGGACATGTAAGCGCAGCGGCTGTGGCCGTACGGACTACGCACTAGAGGTATGTGTCAAGCACTATGTCTCAGAGAAAAACCTGATTGAGTTCTCTAAGTCTATGCATCCAGCCAACCTAGCCAAGCAAAGGAAAATAGACAATGCCTGATAACTTTTGGGATGCTCACGATAGATTCATCAAGCGCAATAATAGGATTGCACGCCTAACCAACTGGTATGTAACTAGAACTATGTTCTGGTACTATGTCATAGGAACAACAGCTGGTATAGCATTTGGATACCTACTCAATAGCCTGACCTAATAGCCTGGCACTTTGTTGGGTATGACCAAAGCCAACCCAACTGAAGACAAGTTGCTAGTAGGCAACTGCCTCGAAACACTCAAGACATTAGACGATGCCAGCATAGATAGCATTGTCACTGATCCACCTTACGAGCTTGGCTTTATGGGTAAGTCATGGGATGCAAGCGGTATCGCATACCAAGTTGAGCTATGGGAACAGTGTCTACGTGTACTCAAACCAGGCGGACATCTCCTTGCCTTTGGTGGTACCCGTACATATCACCGTATGGCTGTGGCTATTGAAGACGCAGGCTTTGAAATCCGCGACAGTATCCACTGGACATATGGATCAGGCTTTCCTAAGTCACTCAACATCAGCAAGGCTATTGACAAGGCAGCTAAGGTAGAGCGCAAGGTTGTTGGCACGCAACGCACCAATGTAGGTATGCAAGGTGGTAACTTCACAGCAGGTAGCAAGACAGCAGATGTACCAATCACAGCACCAGCAACAGCAGCTGCTGCAATCAAATGGGACGGATGGGGCACTGCCCTCAAACCATCACATGAACCAATCGTAGTAGCACGCAAACCATTGACAGGCACAGTAGCTGACACAGTATTGCAGCACGGCACAGGTGGTATCAACATAGACGCTACCCGAATTGGTAGATCAGCAGGTGACATATCAACAGGTGGCTATGGCAATGGCGGCATAGGTATGAGCGAGGTTGGTGAGGGCGGTGATGCGGGCAAAGGGGCTGAGTGGGTTGAGTCAACAACAGGCCGCTTCCCAGCTAACACACTACTCACGCACAACCACGACTGCGATACAACCTGCACACCCAACTGCCCCGTTGATCTACTTGACCAGCAGCAAGCAGAAGTATCTCGCTTCTTCCACAACTCCCAATGGTCTGTAGCAGATGATCTAACCCCGTTCATCTACCAAGCCAAGCCGGGCAAGAAGGAACGTGACGCAGGACTTGCCGAGCTACCGGAGCAAGAGTTTGTACAGTTCCAAACTGCCAATGGTACAAGCGGTAAAGCCCCATCGCTATCAGAAGGACGCGATACCAAGTACCGTAACATACACCCAACCGTCAAGCCAGTAGAACTAATACGCTATCTAATCCGTATGGTCACGCCACCCAAAGGAACCGTGCTTGATCCGTTCCTCGGTTCAGGTACGACAGCAGTAGCCGCAGTACTAGAAGGCTATGCATGGAAAGGCTGCGAACTAACCGAAGACTACCTACCAATCATCAACGGACGTGTATCTTGGGCAACCAGAGAAGCCAAGAAGAAAGCCAAGGAAGTACAACTAGAACTTCCACAATAGTTGCATCTAACCTGACTGGCCCTAACAGTAGTAGCTAAGTAACCCTACTACGAAAGGCAACTAACATGGCTAACAAAGAAATCATTATCATCTCAGGCACACCAGAGTACACTGACATGGAACTAGAAACAATGGAAGACGATACTGTATACAGTGTCAAGATTCTACGTTCAAAGGGGAAGTCCAAATGACTTACATTCCATCCCTAGAACCTAGAGAAGGTGAAGATATCCTAGATACCATCGGCCGGTACATAGCCGAAAACGAGACTGACCAAATGCGCCGTGACCGGACAGAAGCTTTCATACTCATGACCTCCCTGGACACTGAGAAATGAAACTCGTCCTCAAGATTACGGCTGGCATTCTTATAGCTTGGGGCTTGATCCTAGTCACCAGCGTGGTGCTAGCATTCGGCACGGCCAAGGTTGTAAGTGATGCAATAATTCAACCAGCAGCAGAACAGATGAACTCCCCAATACAAGGTACTGCGTTAGAAGGTGTAACAGAAACACTCAATGGATTTGCTGAACCTTTTGAACAACTACAAGTTGAACCATCCCCAACCAAGAAGCACTACTGGTTAGACGTTGACGCAAACACATGCGCAAAAGAGAATGGTATATGGGGATTCAACTATGCGGAAGGTAAACTATCCTGTCAGGTAAGCGAATGAAAGACTGGCGCAAACGTCTATCTAATCTATATGACAACCTTGTATTGATTGGTTGGGCAATTGCATTCATATTGATTTGGTGGGTAGGAGAGATTATATATTTCTACTTCTCGTTGTAAGCGCGTGCGTAGAGCTCGGCGTTCGGCACATATATAACTATGCGACCATTGCGACCGAGCTCTCGCCCTTGCCGGGTAAAGATTGAGCTAGAAGAAAAACCAAATGAGCAAGAAAAACCAGAGCAACTAAAGCAACTAGAATTAGTACGCAAGGAACTATATAAGATCAGTTAGGCACTTACTCTAGCATGATAGCCAGGCTAGCCGTCGCTACACTCAAGGCAAAACTCTGGCTATGGAATCTAAAGTTCTACATCAAGTTCTGGGTACCTACACTAGCCTACCTATCAGGGTATATCCTAGGCATGTTGATGGGTTGGTCTCTTACCTGGTCACACATAACAGGGGACTTCTGGTGGTGGCCGTGGGAAATCTATGAGATAAAGGTTACCAAGAAATAAAACCGGGGGTCACGCTAACCTAAGTGTGTGCCATACCAACAACTAACCACACTGTGTAGAATAATCTCACACAGAAATGGATAGCCAATGAAGAAACCA